AGACAGGCGTTAGGTCTTACTCAAGTCGAGTTATGTGAAAAACTTGACGTAAAACAGAATGCCTATAGTGCTTGGGAAAATGGTAAACTTTTAATAGACCCATTTGTCGCCAGTATTTTATCTACAAAATTTGGTGTTACCCTGGACTATATCTATAACGGTGTCGAAAAAGATTTGCCGGAAGAAATACGAAAAAAGATATAGTATCACGAAATGTGATATATTTTAGTTGACATATCAGCTAACCTGATATTATGATCTCCTTAGATTTTTTATTTAAGGAGATTTTTTTATGAATAGACAACATTCAGAAATAGCGATTGAGAAATTAAATCGCATCAAACGTGAATTGCGAACTGCAATGGTTCACGCCGAGGCAACCGATACTTTTATCTGCTGTGCAGATTTAATTCGCACACTGGAAGATTCACTTTCAGCCGTCGACGCATCAATCAGCGATCAGACAACTAATCATTTGGAAACTTTTAAAAGTCAGCCGGAGTTAGCGATATGATTAGAGAGATTTTTGAGACGTTAAGTTTGAAAACTTTTATCACAGAATTTTTAGGACTTTTTTGTTTGCTGGCTTCGGTTTTTATTTTCTTTTTTTGTGTCGAGCCGTTATTTACATGATTGATTTTTCAACGTGTCAAATGACCGATGTTCTTTTGCGAAAGAAACAATCTAAGTATTTAGAACTTATTTTGCTCGAAAAAGAACCCCGCCTAAAAACGGAAATAAGTAACGCAATGAAAAGCATTAATTCAGAAAAATTTAAAGTAGATACTTTTGCTTGAACCACAAATTTGCGACTGGTGCGGCTCTTGGACACGTCCAGAGTTTCACCAGTCCAAATATATTTGCGGAAGATGTCGGCGGCCCCTAGCTGATTGTTGCGACGGTGAGCAAGCCCAACCGGATTTGAAAGAATATAAACAAATGAATTGTTATTTTTGCGGGACACCTTTGACCTGGGGTGGCGATCACGATGTTGAAGATAGTGAGGATTACGACATGGAAACAAATTTAAGTTGCCAAGAGTGTAACGCATTTGTCCTCGTTTATAAGGCAATGGAAAATGATTAAAAAATAAATAGGATTTAATATGACTGACAATGTAAATCACCCCCCTCATTATAATCAGGGTAATATCGAATGCCTGGATGCTATCGAATCAGCATTAACTGAAAGTGAATATATAGGGCATTTAAAAGCAAATATTTTAAAATATATTTGGCGGCTTAATCTAAAGGGTGAGCCAATTGAAAATGCTGAAAAGGCCAATTTTTATTTATCTCGCTTAATTTACAAACTTGGTGACGAAAATTTAATTGCTTACGTCAAAAGACGTGATAAAAATGGGTAAGCACTCAGACTTCCCCAGGCGACCGCGTGATTTTTATCCGACGCCATTTGAGGCTGTCGTTCCGCTATTAACTCATTTGGATGACCATACGCAATTTGATGAGCCGTGCGCTGGGAATGGAACGCTGATTAGCCATTTAGAGAGCCGTCAGCACATTTGCACACGGGCCACGGACATCGAGCCCAAAAGTAATATTATATCGACTGAGAACGCTTTAAAATTGACCGATTGTGCCGGAGACTGCTTTATTACGAACCCCCCGTGGCCTATGCCAGGTCAAAATGGTGATCCAACCGTGAAGCTGGCGCAACATCTCAGCGACATCGCGCCGTGTTGGTTATTGCTAAATGCCGACGTCATGCACAATAGATACTTTGGCAAACTATCGGATCGATGCATAAAGATCGTCTCGGTGGGAAGGGTAAGCTGGGAACAAAACCGCATTAAGGGAAAAGAAAATTCGGCGTGGTTTTATTTTAACAAAAATTGTTTAAACAAATTTGCACCAATATTTTACGGGAGAGCGGCGTGAACGCGAATCAACTCGCTGTAACAGCAAAACAGGCATTTGAACTTGTCGGCTGTAAAAATGAGCGGCAATTTCGGAATGAAGTTAAAAAGGGAATCTGGCCCAAACCTGCGATAACGAGGTCGCGTCCTATGCGTTGGAGCGTGTCGGAACTTCAACAAAGGTTGAAAAAAGAATCAAACCGCGCCACGATTGAAGATCACAAAAACGATCTTGATGAAATGCTGGGATTAATTTAATGAAAAAAATTAGACATTTAATTTCGAAAAAAGACCACGGTTTTTATTGGCAGATCACGCCAGCTATGAAAAAGGCTGGCTTTAGAGCGCAAAATTTAGGCAAGGATAAAATTGCCGCCGAGATTAAAGCAGAAGAATTGAATTGCGAATGGGACAAATATAAACAAGCGGGTGAGCCACTTGAGCAAATGACCAACCGTGACTTCAACTCGTTGATACATCGATTTCAAAAAAACCCCACTTTTTATGGTGAACTATCTGGGGTGTATAAAGACGAATTAGATCGTGAATTTAAACTTATTGGCGACAAAATTGGAGCGGCAAAAGTTCACGCCTTACGAAGAAAACACGTCCGCACAATTTACGACGACATGAGTAATGCTGTCAGTATTAAAAAGGCAAATAAAAATTTTAAAGCGATACACCGCCTTCTTGCTTTTGCCGTTGAAATTGGCTGGGCTGATTTTAATGTTGCGACAGGCATGGAAAAAATATCGATAAAAGGTCGCTACCAAAAATATGAGCCGGATGAAATTAACTTATTAATGCGCGTTGCTTTAAATCGATACTTAGATTGCCGTGGCCCGTTGAATTGTTTGGCGGGTAGTACAATAAGAACCACGTCGCGTCGTTCACTTGCTATTGCAATTTCGATTGCTTATGACACCTCGCTCCCAAGGCAAGATATTTTAGCCCTAAAGTATTCCGATTTTGACGGTAAAGGATTTTCTCTACGTCAGTTAAAAAAACGCGGCGATAGAAATTTATATTTACCCGTAACACCAAGAACAATGGCCCTAGTATCACAGGGCGACGTCGTGCAACTAAAATCAGATCAACATATTTGCATTAACGAGGAAACTGGCAAACCCTGGGAACTTAAATTATTTTCAAAAGCATTTTTAAAATTGTCACGTCGCGCCGGATTACGATCTCAAAAAAATCAGCGGGAACAAGAAAAAGACGCTAGAACTTTTCACGACATCCGCCGGACGGCTATGACCGAGATGGGCGACAACCAAGCAACCAATGTTGAGATAGCCGCGTTTTCTGGACACGCGCCAAACAGCACGGCCTTAAATGATTATGTAAAGCCTGGGAAAAAAGCCGCCGTTAATGCTCTTAATAAAAGATTTAGCGACGAATCACAAAACGTGATATCCGACGAAAATTCCGAAAAACCATCTGCGACAGTAACAACTCTCCACAAAACTTCAGACCACTCCTAAATTTAAAAGTTGGAAGAAAGTTGGAAAAGTTGGAAGAGTGGGGCGAACGAGGGGACTTGAACCCCCAACCCCCGGCATCACAAGCCGGTGAATTTCCCAGACTTCTAGGCCTCTTCCCACTTTAAATACACTCCGTATACACTCAGTGTACACATACCGACATCGTTAAAGTTGGAAGAAATTATCTAAAATCATTTGAAAATTAATATCATATTTCCTGATATTTTAGTTGACATAGTGTGACAAGTCACTATAATCAGGGGCAAGACAACGAAATAACTTGGAGAACAACTAATGGAAAGTATTAATTTTACAGATTTTATTCAAGATTGGGACGAGTCATTAAACGCACGTTATGGTTACAATCAAGAAACTTTAGATGCAATTCAACAAGGAGAAGCAGAATTTGAAAATTATTGGAGGTTTCAACCTGGAGGACGGGAAGGTCTTATTGATGCACGGCGGTATCGTTAACCCCCTCCACATATCCCACCAGCCCCTGGCTATTAAATTAGCAGGGGCATTTCGGGTAACAGAAACTTTAACCAGGAGAATAACTAATGAATAAACTTTTAAACTTGGTACCAAAAAAATACCAATACATGGTAGAGGTTGTTGAAGAATCTTGCGGCGTTGTTGAAGTGGTTTTGAAGGAAGGTTACGAATATGACGTTGGATCAAGTTTAGCTTGTTACGAGAGATGTGATCCAGATTTTTGTAATGCTGACGGGACTGAGTCCGAATACAAAATTAAGAAATGTATCGCTGATGACATTTCATTTACGGTCGAAATACCTACCGCCGAATGGCGCAAAAATCATTAATCGGGGGTAACACCCCCTACCAGCCCCTGACAACTTTACGTTGCAGGGGCTTTTCGGGTAGAATTAACATAAATCAAATAGGAGCAAGAATAATGCAAAAATTAAATATTTGGGAAAATCCAAAAAATGGCGAAAAAAGAATTTATTGCAATGATGGGCAGATTGCCAAAGTTTGGATTGAAAAATGCGAGCCTAATAATTGGGGAGAAGATTACCAAATAAAATTTCGGTCAAATGATCCAATGGAATTTAACCACCAACATCGTGAAGGTTGTGGCACATTTACCGATATGGCGAACAACGTATTTTGTTATGCAGTTGGTGCAACGCCATCAACTCCATCAAACGAGCTTCCTAAAAGTTTTAACGACTTGATACAATTAGCAAAGGAGCAAGAATAATGGCAATGACAGTTGCTGAACGAAAAGACGTAAGCCGAAAAAATCGTGTTGAAAATAAAATTTACGAAATTAAGGGTGAAAAGGTAGGTGTAAAAGAAATAACAATTAATTGCCTCGATCACCCCGAAGCTAGAAAAAAGGTTAAAGACTTTTCTCAAAAACTTATTGATCAGGCGCGTTAATTCGCGCCTTTTCTTTTTCTATAACCCACAGTGTGTCTCCAAAAACTTCTAAACAAATATCGCTCGTGACCCCAAAACCTAAAAAACCAACTATGGTATCGCACTTAAACTTAACTCCTTAAAAATAATAAGCGTTCTGACTCTCTCCGTAAAACTAATCCACGAAGCCGTTTTCCCGATGCACGATTCCACCTGATCATCTCATTAATACAACCAGTGTAATCAAATCGATTTAACTTTAATCTTGCCGTACTTCGTTGCCACGACCCGCTCCCTAAATTATATATCCAGGAGCAAATTGCACTAAACTGATTTTCTGATAATGGGACTTTTACCATACGGTGAATTGCCTTTTCCGCACTTTGCAGATCACGCTTTAAAAGTTTTTCTGCGTCTTCTCGACTAATGGGATTTTCATTCCCCGTTAATCTTTTACCATCAAAGCCCCTGGTACTTCCAAATCCATATGTTTTTCGATGTCCACTACATATATATATATCAGAGCGAAAGCCCTCGTAAGTTTTCACCAAATCTAACCCAGCCTGATTAATCTTCATTTATTGCGGATGGCCCTAGAGCCAAACCAAAATGACAGTATTGCCGCCCATAAAGAATTAATATCTTGAGACCAAATAATTTGCAACGCGTCTCCGGCATTGGTGCCAGCGTTAATCAAAGAAAATAATGCAACTATTTCTACAGTAACAAATAAAGCGAGGAATACATAAGTCACGACGGGTCGAACTGAGCCTCGCAGACCATCGATAAAACCGACGCCTGTCAGCTTATCGTGTTGATGCAGGCTCTGAATTTCTTTTATATCAGCTTCGGCATTTATTTCTTCTAACCTTTCCCCGTGTCCCTGAGACTGCGCCTTCATCTGCATTTCTAATACTTTTAGCTCGTGAGACTTGTCAGAACGATCAGTAAAAATTTCAAATACTTTAGGAAGCATTGAGCTACCAAAACCAAGTAGACTTCCGAGAAGTGTAATCATGTTTGACTCTCCAATAATAAAACGTCAGCCACAAATCCGGCAATTGACACTGGTTGACCATCGTCAGTTCTTGATGCTCTGGAAGCAAAATAAGAGGGCTGTATGCCGTCTTGCAAAGCGCGTGACCGCTCAATGCAAATATCAGACAATAACGCCTGTGCTGAACTTCCAATCTTTGGCCCTGCCGCAAAGACCTCACATATTTCTAAATTTTCGGGATCGTATCCGATGGAAACGTGTACTTTATTATTCTCATACTCAGCAGTATGCGTTATACATATTCTTCTATTCGGTAACATTTTTACCTCAAATAATCATTTCGGGGGTTACATAATTTGATGCGACTTGACCAAATTTTTTATGGTAGGTTGTAGATTCTGCTTTTCGTTCTGAAAAATAAGATAGCCTTTTAGAATAAGCATCTTTACTTGCCAGTGTTCGATGCTGAGTTACTGTCATTCCCATATCTTCTTTGACCTGGGCGTGATGAAGGTGACCGCAATGAGCGTATCGATATTTTGTCTTACCCCAAATTTCTGGGAATGTTGCCGCAAACACTGAAGTCAAAGTAGAAAACTTTTTTAAATGACCGTGGTGAAAAGCAAGCATTGTATCGCCGTGATGGTGGACGTAGTAAGGAAGGTCGCTTGTATCAATTGTCACCCTGGGGTTATCTTCATACAAGGCGTCAAACATATGGCGCAACCAAATCGACGACGTAATGTCGTGGTTGCCCTCCGCCATAATAACGTGGACGTTTTCATGTTTAGTAAGTGACGCGTCTACAACTCGTCGTAATAACTTTATTGACGATGCAATAATATTATTAGGCTCACCATCGCTATTTAGTTGGTGTCCGGATAAAGGTGTTTCACTTCTCAATCCAGGGTAATCAGAATGCAAAAAATCGCCAAGCTGACAGATAATCGCCGTGTGTGCTTTCGGCGAATTGTTTATCATTTCCGAAAAACAATTTATTAAAACATCTTCCGCCGTTTTATTGTCCCAGTCATCACCGAGCATCCCCAAATGGAAATCTGTTAAGGTATACAAATTTAATAAATCTGGTAGCGATTGTGCTGGGCAATTAATTGGTTTTAATCGTGGCAAATTTTCTGACATTGCCAAAACGCCATCACGAAAAATTTGCTCTTGTTTTTCTTTGTCGGCTGTAGTTTTTACCCAGGTTAATTTTACTTCACCTTCAGCATCGTAGAGCGTGCTTTCACCTAAAATTTTTAAACTAGCGTTTGGAGAATTGAGACTGGAACCAATTCTACTTTCAATTGACCGACGTCGAGAAAACACACTTCGGACACTTGTTTCTAAAATTTTACTTAGCTCAGTTGCTCCGTGTTTTTGAAATAGTTTAATAAACTCATCATCTGAACATTTTGCTAGGGCCATAAATAAGATTCCTTAAATTGCTTTTTCCTCTATTTTTCCCTCACCATCTTTTTTTTCTTTTTTAACTTTGACGCAACCAGCCCTTGCCTCAACAATAACGTGCTTGCCTTGGTAGATAACTTTTATAATATTTGCCCCTCGTAAGAGGCACTCTGAAAATGTTTTTGTGGGTGGCAATGGATCATTAATAATAGTCGGGATGCCAACTTCTCCGGTGTAAATAAATAGGAACACTACAGCTTTAAACATTATTTACTCCACAGTTGGATGTTTTCCGTTGTGCATTTTTTCTATCTTAGACAGTCTATCATCATTGTTTGTGACCATAACAAGAATACGTTCTAACTCTCTATTATTTCGTTCTAGCCTCTCTGGTGACATAATCCCCGACAAAACATGGGTCTTCTGTGCGTTCAAATCTATAAGATTTTCTTGGCGATCAGTTCTTTTATCTAGGTCTCTAAGTCGATCTTCGTAATCACGAGTTATTTTTTCTAACTGTTGTATAACCGCAGATAGTTTTTGCTTAACTATCGCCGCCGCTGACACAATGCTTACCAGCATACCGCCTACGGTTATTATTAACTTCGCATCAATCTCCACTTGGCTTACTCAGGAGCGGGGTATTTTGATTTAACTGCCTGACGTTTTACTTCCAGAGCATCTGCATCAGTTGCACGACCTTCTACCTCTTTTTCCCACAGAGCTACCATTAGCTCGTCTACACTAGGGTATGCGTTTTGACGGTATGCTTTATAATTGTCTGCATAGAACTCATCGTATGTTGGAACACCGTCTGAGTTTTTACCGTCTTTGTCAGTTCCTTGGTAGATAACTTCTGCTGGCACTGTTGGCTCTTTGTATTTGGTAATGCGTTTCCACTTACCGTCTTTGTACTCAGGGTGGGGGGTGTTAGCTATCTGACTCCCTGTACCCTCAGAGACTTCTTCGACTTCTCTGATGAAGTAAACTGTCCCACCTTCATCGTATAACTGCTCGTCTACCTTGGCGTTGCTTGTCATACCACCGTCAGGTCTTTTGACTACAGACAGATTGTGCAAGATCGCTACTTGTTGGTTATTTTTGTTTTCTATTACGTACATTATCTTCCTCCTAAAATTTTGCCATCTAACTCCATATTATCGCCCAGCCAACAGTGTTTTATCTTTAGAAATTATCGGCTGACCAAATGCTAGGTATACAAAATTATTACCTGAATTGCCATTTGGATTTGAAGAGGTTCTCAATTTAAATCCACCATTAACCATGTCTAATGAAATATTTACTGAATCATCTTCCGCATTAGCTAAATTTGCATATAAAACTTTTGTGCATAGATTGTTAGGTGAGCGTTTGTCATCCCACATCCACCACTGAGATGCTGCTCCCGTATCCTTTATCATTACCCATTTTGGACGCATTGGTATTAACTTAGAAGTTGGTGCAAATGGCCCATCGACGTTGGCATTTGATTTATAACTGCCTATCGAAATAAAATTGCTTGGTTTAAAGGCTACAGCTACATACTTTTTACCAGATTGATTCACGCCAGTAGATGTCCCTAAAGAAATCACTGAGGAAGTTGGTTTAGTGTCGTTCCAAACAGTAGCATCATCAAAACCAGCACTAGTTCCGTTAAGTAACAACGCATCTGTCTCAGCGTCCGAAACTTTTCCAGAATGGTACACATAAAAGTGATCTCCACCATCTAAACCTTTGACCCAATACATCGTTGGTGTTGCTGATAACCCATGAGCAATTGTTGCACCAGCCGATCCGTTGCCTGTGTAAGAAATAACACTCATCCCAAACTCGGTTGAGGCACTTAATTTTGTTACTGGAATTGTTCCGGCTAAAGCCGATCCTAAATTCGAACCGTCAATTTTTACAGACCCAGCAGTCGGGGTAGCACCAGCACCAGCGGAATTTGTTGCACTAGGAACACCTCCAAGCTGTGCGACCCAAGCGACGTGGGCATCAGTATTGTCATTAAAACTTCCATGATCACCATCTGACCCTAAATCGTAACTAGTTGCGCCTAAAGATGTAATTGAGTTCGAACTTGTAAATTCATTCCCAGACGAATTTGTCTGAACACTTTTTGTTGGCCCTCGCACAGCATCTACAATTGCTGGGCCAGAGCTAGTTCGATTTTTTGTCCAGATAAAATCAGGCCGAATAGTTGTCGTGATTGTTTGGGTTGAACCGTTTCCTGTATATAAAATTGTTCTGAAATGATCATCGATTGTACTTGTGGGTAACGTCACAGATTTTGCTATTTCAGTGCTAGTTAATCCTTTATACCCTGTTGATACACTATCTGTAAATTCGGCAGGATTTGAAACCACGACAGTTTTTCCAGCAGATGTTTGACTTATCCAAACGATAGCTAATTGACCTGATGCTGGCATTGTAAAGTCAAAAGTAAAACCAGAGCCAGCACTCGGATTAGCAGAATTTACAGCAGACCCATCAATAAACACATAGATACGTCCATTTGTCGTATCAATTTCTAAGGTCACACGATCTCCAGTTGTCCAATTTGGTATAGATGCCCCACTTGCTAACCCTGTTCCACCAGACCCACCAGCCGCTGGCTGACTTACTAAAATATCTCCATTGTAATCATCTGTAGAATAAGGAAAAACTTGCAAGTATGGATAATCTGTACTTCCTCCACTGCCTTGAGTAACAGTAAATTCTAAATGAGTGTTATAAAAAACAGGAAAAGTTAGCATAGCTCTTGCAGATGTTGAGCCAGAAAAACCAGCCGTTGTATTTCCAGCAGAAAGTTGTGGGAATCTTGTTGTTAATCCTACGGTGCTTAAAGGATTCCACAATGCATTTAAATTACTTGGGGTATGCGTACTCGTTGTAACAGTATTATTATTCTGGAACGAGTTACTTTTCGAACTAGAATCTGTCTCAGCATTAGACGAATTATCCAGTAAAAACGAATTGCTACCGCCAGCATTAACAATAGCTTTTACATCAGCGTCACTTTTTGGTGTCCAATAATTTCCATCAGTTGAAGCATCCGCAAAGTCCGAAGGGTTTTTTGCCGTCCCGTCAACGAAAGCAAATTGTGAAATATATCCATCGAAATAAGATGAAGAATTATTATAACTTCCGATTGCCATTGTTGCATCTGCGGTTGGAACAGTAAGACTAGACAGCATTTCGACACCGTTCACATACACTGTGCCTGTACCAGCTACATTTTTCACAACCATATGATACCAACCAATATCACGAAAAACAGCAGTGGTTGCTGTATAACTACCTGAATACCATGCTAAGACGTCTGCTGTTGAATTATTACCAAAACTTAATCCGGCATCACTCGCTGTTGTAAACATCATTTTTGCAGTTGCAGAACCACGTTGACCATTGTCTCCTCTGTATACCCAAAAACTTGCAGTCCAAGTTGTCGCAGTGCCACTCATCCCAGAACGTGATAGGTCTTCAGAGTTAGCACTATTAAACAAAGCAGATTTTTCGATTGTTACACCAGATGCACTAGCGGTGTATGCCGCCGCCATCATTGCATTTCTAAAATTTGTCATTAAGCGAAAGCCAATCCAACTAAAGCTCCGTACCACCTAGACCCACCATTGACAGTCCAGAACACTAAGTAATCAACTCCGCTAGTCGTTAGCGTAGGGGCAGACCCTCCAGCCCAATCAACTGTACCGGGCCAGTTTACCGTTTGCGATCCACCGTTGGTGAGTTCGAGGGTAAAACCACATAGCTCGTCAGAGGCAGTAGGGTTACTAAAAGTAAAGGTATTAGCAGAAGTATCCACGGTAGCAGTAACGCTATTACCAAGAGTAAGGTTAATATCTTGCGTACCGCCTCCTGTAGCTCCAATAGCATTTGTTACCTCCCCGTAATCTTTAAGGTTAATTGCTGATACAATTTGATCTGCACCTGTAATTGCTCCAGATAGTGTCGTGGCTCCAAGTGACGTTGGTGTCATCTTGGTTGCCGCTAACTCGCCAGTGTTACTATTAAACGTAATGTTAGTGCCTGTTTTAGGAGCGAGGTCACCCGTTGCCGCAGTTGTGAATAAAGGAAAGCAAGTCGTATCTGTGCTTTCATCTGCAATCGTTATTGTTGATGGCGCGCTAGACCCAGTTGCTACTGGACTTAATAATTGAAAATTACCGGCAGTTGCTTCGTAACCGATTATGTATAAACCGCCAGCAACTAAATCGCCTGATGCTAACGCGACATTATGATATTTCTTAATGTCTTTTGCTCCAATACTATCAATGTTAATAGTACAGGCTCCCGTGTTTGTGGCACCATTTTCAAAAGCAAACAAAAGACCTTGCGAGTAAGCTGTAAGCGATAAACCCGAAGTTAACGTCATAGTATTTGTGCCAGATGTAATTTTTGTAGCACCAAGTAAATTACGCCACCCTGCGACGTCAGCCATCTCTGCTCGTGCGCTGTTATTAATTGTCGACGGTGCCTGGTTCTCTGCCCAGTTAATTGAACTGCCAGAAATTGACGCGTTGCTATTTGCAGTTGTTGACCAATCGTAAATCGATGCCATTAGAATTGCACTCCCATTCTGTCAGATGCAATTGCTCCAGTCCGGCGGCCTGTTTTTTCTAATGATGAAGAAACTATAGCATTTACCGCGTTATAGATTTGGTCAGTTACATCTCCGGTTAGTAATTTAGAAATTTTCTTTACGTCAGAAGCTGGGGTCATTAGCATATCTGATAAAATCCTCATGGTTTTATCTTTTGAAATTTCAGCCCCCTCACCTATAATTTTACTTGCAATAGTAGAGAGAAAACCTTCAGCCGACATTCTGTTATTGCCGCCCGCTCTTGACACTAAGTTATCAATTTCGCGCTTCAATGGTTCAGTGCGTGATTGTCCACGGCCAAGTAATTGTGACGATGTTTCAAACATCATTAGCTCGTCATCTAATTCTTTAATAAACATATCAAACCGTGAGTCATCATTTATTGCGCGCCTCAATATTTCTCTTTTTGGCCCTTTTACCAATCGTCGTATTGCTGACGCACTCTCCGGCCCCTCTTGCAATACATCGCGGACTGAAAACCCAACGCCGCGAATAAACCCGTCTAATTCTGGAGCCGACATTCGCGCTACATCTTGTAAGCCATAGCCAATCTTGTCAGTATTTTTTACGCGAAACAGACTGTATCCCATTTCCATCGCCTTTTTTAATTGCGCTGGTTCAGCAAAGGTTTGACGAGCTATTTTATATGCACCAGATGGGTCAACCATTTCGCTGTCTAGAATTTCCAATAATTGCGTCTTTATATTTTGTATTTTACCCGCTGTTTTATTTGGCCCCTTTAAGGGAATTGTATTTTTCTCATACATCTTATCCAAACCATGTTTTATTAAATCCCAGGTTCTTGGATTTGAGGTATTTTTGAGATCGAATTTTTCACCGACTTCAACAAAATCTTTTGCACCTTTAGATGCTTTTATTATAAGTGGGTGTTTAGCGAGTTGTGAAAGTGAACCCATTTGGCTCGTTAAATCCATTTCTTCAAACGCTTCTCGATACACAGGGCCGGATGCTTTTCTTTGAGCTTTTGTAATCTCAGAAATCTCATCCGCCATAAACATTGAAAAAGGTTTTTTGGTTGCTAATCCCTTTTGTACGCTTTTAACAATTCGGCTTCCTGCACGATCTTCTCTGCCCCTCATTAAAGGTTGGATTTGTGATCTTGCATCACCCGCAATATTAGATACTGCCGACGTTGTCGTTTGTAAATTTTCACCTAAGTCACCAAGCACAGCATCATTTCTAAGTGTAGGGGCAACTGCCTCGGCTCTTTGTGTTATTGCTTGTGGCCCACCGTCATAACGTGTCGTATCTCGCAATATATTTTTTGCTCTTTGTTCGTCTGCACTTGTGCCGACCATTCTTGCAAAACCTTTTTTTATACTTGGTGCAAGAGCCTCAATACCACCCCGCATAATCGTCCCGCCACCCGCACCAAAAATTGCTCCTTGTCCTGCATTTTTAGCTCGATTTGATATATCACCTTCGCCCGTTCCAAACCCATACAATGCACCTTCACCGCCGCCTTGTAATGCCGCCTTACCAATTCTGCCGCCCATTGAGGCCGCTCTTGCCTGTCCTAGACCTGGGACGAACATCGTTGGCAGTGCGCCAGCTACCTCAAGACCGAGTGCTTTAGCCGGATTTGCACTTGCATAATTTTTAATTTTTTGTCGTTCTTCTGCAACCGCGTCATCGTATGTCTGATCTGTAAACGCAGATTTTACACCCGCAGTTATTTCATCTCCAAAACCAAATGATAAACCTTGACCTGCCGTTCTAAAGACATTTGCCCAAGAAGAAATATGGTCGTCGATTTCAGCAAGCGAAAGTGGATTCCCGTCCCTTCTCAAAGCAATTTGTATTTCTTTATCTGTGGTACCAGATTTTCTTAAATCGGTTACCGATTTTGCCCATTTTGCCATTTTATCAGCACTAATATTTCTCATTTAAAAGTACCTTTTTTTATGCTATTAGTTGACCCGGAATCTAATTCTCTCGTAGAAATTAAGGCGTCCCAACGCTTCGGCCAAACGCGACGCCAGTCTAGTTGCTCATTCATTTCAAAACGATCTTTTTGCCCCAGAATTTCTTCTCTATTAACTTCGATAACGGCTTTACCTAAAAGATTAGCCATATTGAGCATTCTGTTTCTAACTTTTTCCGGCAAAATTTCGCCTGTTTTGGCCTGGTTTGCCCATCGCCTTAAAGCAAGTCCCAAAGACGTAGCCTCCTTTTGAAGTGTTATATCTTCACCTTTGACAACGCCTGGATCAATTAATCTTTGATAGGCATTAACAGCCGCAATATCTGCCGTTCCATCTTTTTGCTTAACCGCATATTTTACTTTTGCTATTCCGGTTTGAGCAACTAAGATATTTTTTCTTGCTGGAGCAACTCTAGTAACTGCAAGTTTGTATTTTTCTTGCCTGTTGGCGTATACTGTTTTGACGCCATCACCAGGGTTTTTAGCAAATGCTATGATTTCTTTTTCTTCTTCATTAAATTTTGGGACAGATGCTGGCGCATTCAAATTTTTTGGAACTTCAATATCGTTAGGTTGTTCTTGCTCTCCTTGAGTTGTGCCAATACCAAGTAAATTGTTTAACTGCTTTGTTTTTGCTTCCGATGCTTTCTTTTCAGCATTTGCGGCTATAAGCGCAGGAATTGCACCACTGACTAATGCCTCTGGCCCATACTTGTTAATAAGAGCTTGCTCTCTCGCCCTCTTTATTGCTGTTTGCTGATCTTGGGCATACCCTTGAGAAAATGCATTTAAAGCTGGCCCGATTGCGCTACCAAGTGACTGAGGCATTGGTGAGTTCATGCCAGCTTGACTTAATACATTTGACGCCGCTAATAAACCACCACCGATTGGCGACCCACCAAGCAAGCCAGATTGAGGCATTGCCATAGGCGCAGTTTGTTGTTGATTTGCAACTGGCGCAACATTGGAAACAGGTGTCTCTCGATTCATCGGTGGCCTAAAAGAACTAGATGCGTATGGTGACGCAGAGCGATTTTTTAACTCTCTTAACGCTTCGTTGCGGTCGTATGTCCCAACTAAATTTCTGTCAGCATCGACAGGATACGCGTGGTAAGGATTAGCTCGTGGGTATGAGGCCATTATAATAACCCTCCTAAAGCACCGAGACCACCCATTGCCCAAGTACCAAAATCACCCATACCCCCCCCAAGTTTGGATGCGGCACCGAGACCCCCAAGCGCACCCCCTAGAACCGATGCACCTGTATTATTAAAAAATGGTGTTGTTTGTGTCCCAGTTGATCCATAACCACCAGAAACTAATCCACTGTATTGTGCAAGTTTGTTAGCTGGCTTATTTTGTTCAAAATTAAATCGGTCAATGTCTGCCGATAATTCTGCTTGTCCTTGAGAGTCAAAAACCTGACCTACCCGACCAAGTTGAGCAATGTCGTTGTAGTCAGCCTGACTTAAATTATCTGCCATCCCAATAGCTTGATTTTGCAGACCTCGCTCTCTGCCATAATCAGAATAAGCAATATTACTAGCAACTCGACCGAGCGAGTCAGCTAAATTAATTTGTGCATCATCGACATTTGTTTTAAATGCATTTGAGCCGTAGCGGTTGGCTTTTGTAAATGCGGAATCAATGCCTGGGGCAATTGCGTTTTGATAATTCCTAACAATTCCAGCGGACGACGCATCGATCATATTTTGAAGGTTTGGGTTATTGTTAAGATAACTTCCCCCCAACGTCGAACTTAACTCATCTTGAGCCTGATTTAATAATGGGCTTCCAGCTAACGCACGTCCTTCTTGTAAATTTAAAGCCGTCATTGTCGGATCAGATAACGGGGCTACAGTATTGCCAGAAAAATATTCTGGTGTACTGGAATTATATAAATTTTCAGCTTCAGAAAAAACATTCCTTAAATGTGGTTGCTGATCTTCCCAGGGCTCTTTCGACGTTGTTTGAGTTACAGTACCCGCAGGTCTTTGTGAACCTCCACCTAAACTAGCCATTAGTTTTGCTCCTTTAACCAATTTTTATAATTTTCACCGTGATCTTGGTGATAGAATTTGTTTACTTCTTTTGCGACTTTGTTGGCGTGTTTTTGACCGCCGATAATTAATGCAACGACGTGTATTATTTGCTCTAAAGATTCTCGATAAACAAAGCCAAACTCATTTTTCCAATCGTTGGATGCATTCCACATAATCATACTTGCCGACATGACAGGCATCAGCCAGGGCTGATTTTTTATATAAAATGGGTTAGACGGAATAGCGACTAAGCATAAATGTAAAAGACGTGTCATTGCCTCAGAACCAAATTCGTCACCGTCTGCATAATCGTCAGCTATTTGAGAAATTTCTGCAATCACTCTTAAAAACACAACTGCGTTACTATCGTTTTTACACCATTTATGAAGTTGCTCTACTTCGTCATTATCCGAAAATTGTGTACCTAAATATTCTGTCATTTTGGCTATTACTCACATGGGTTATTGTGAAAGTTTGCTTGCCGACCGTACTCACAAAAGTCGTTGATAATGCCCCTGCCGCGTTTAAGGTTGTTGGCATAAGTAAAATAATACTATCGCCGCCGCATCGGGTTTCAGTTACAACTGTCGAAGTTGCCGACGTCGCAAGTGTTACCGTGCCAGTTGCATTAATTTTACCGTCTCTCAACGAGTTAACAGCATTTGCAATTAATCGACGATGTTCTTCGTCGTCTGCCCAGGTCACAGGTACGGGGAGAAAACCTTGAGACATTATCTTTTGCCTCTAGCCTTCCATGTCACGTCAATCCCTTGCGCGTGATCAAACCCGCCACTTATATTTATTCTTGCTCTGTGATACCGAGCATCTTGTCGAACGGGTGCATTGCCACTCGCATTTATAGACACTGCCGAGCTAAAACTAATAGACCCCGTACCAACATTACGGCCTGTCAATTGAACGGTTACTGTACTGCCAGACCCTTCAAAAATTGGCCTAACTAAATTAACAAAACTCCGACGTCCAGCCATAGGTTGAAACTCTGATGTTTCCAACGTCGCCGTCAGCCCTGTACCAGTGAAATATGCTAATTTATGATTAGTATCCATCGCCGCTAAATTTACAGAACCACCGACCCAAGCTCGTGAGTCCAGTGAGAACGCAAGGGTGTCAATATTTGTTGATATGTCGTCAAGCGTGTCAATTGTAAAACCCGTCGACAAACTACGCGCCACTAATTCGTGATCAAAATTTGCTGTAGACCATTTGTTATTGACCCAATCAAATATTATTAATTTGTTTGGTGTCCCAGCCGTATGACCGGAACCTGGGTAAGAAAGAATATACAAGTGATTCACAGGATCAATTGTCGCAGTCACCCTAGAGGCAAATGCTGAATCAAAATCAACCTCAAAAGTTGAATCAACTTTGTTTGCGCCTATCGCGGTTAATTTTGATCCATCTTCCAACATATAAAAACCGTCATCAGAATAGAAAAATATTCTCCGACCTAATGCCGCTATTGATCCCGAAACTTGTGTGCCGATTGTTTGACTTATTTCATTTGCGGAAAAAATTAATGGTGTTCCTTGAAAATCTAATCGGAAAATAGACCGCTCTAATAAAACTATTCCAAATTCACCGCCAACAATTCCAGTTATTGCACCGCCTTCGCCAACAAAATCTTGAAAGTCAGATTGTGTCGTTTGACTAGCTGTCCAAGTTTCTGGATTTTCTAATCCAGACCAGCGCACTCGGTTTGTGTACGGTGTTCCACTTTCCACACAATCACCAAGCATTACAAAACCACGAACTACAGCTATATGCCGCGCCTTCGGAGGTGATCCAGCTAAATTAGACCATGTAGACGACGTGCCAAGTGTCCACTTTTGAACTTCGTCTGCATAATTCGTTGCGATCATCGTGTTGCCAAATTGAGCAAATCGCCATGCAGAATCTTCTGCCGTCGTGTAACCAGTGTTTGTAGATGTCCACGCCGTATCAACTAAACGATATAATTTAGTTGCATCCCCCGCAAACATTTCAACTACGCCATCGCCACCTTGTGCGGAACCCAGACCTTGCGCCCTCGCTGTTAATGCAGTTGTCGAATAAGGAGATATACTTCCTAATTGACGGTAACCCATTACTGTAGGAATTACATTATTAGCAACTGTTGCCCCTGGATTATTGAAAGATGGCAAGTCGGGTAGGTATTCCCCTAGTGGTATCATGTTAACCCGCCGTTACAGTTAGTGGTGAGCCTGACAATGCTTCAGCCGTATCCTTCGCCTGATAGTCTTTAATAACTTCGTCGTACTTAGTTTTCCAAACTGCAATACGCTCGTCGTTTTGTAAAAATGGCTCTGCCTCTAAACAAGCACCAAATATCAATGCCTCTGGAATATCTGTCGTAATAAAGTTTGTATTCGTCCCAGTAAGTGCATCGAGCCTTTTATAAAATAAACCTAGAACCGCATAATTGCTGTCTGGAAAAGGGCCGAATATAAAATTAGTGCCTTCTCTTGCAAAAAATGATGGTCGTGCATCAGCGGATCGGGTTGGGTGATTAGTGTAAATAAAGTTCAAATCTTTTCTGACTAAAGGCGTTACTGGTGACGTATTGAGAAATAAATTCTTCATTTCGATATAACCACTGGGAACCGCAATTGTTCCCGATGAAATAGTTGCAGACAAACTTGTCTCCATCGCACTTACACGCAAATCTCTATAAATTTGATTTTCTGCTAAAGACATAAAGTCAGTTATTTGATCAGCTAAATCAGAACGATCGAGATAATCAGCAATGACCGCTTTTATTGTCGTAAAGTTCGTAAGTGCCATTTATATTGTCCTTATAAAACAAGTCCACCAGCGTCAGTGCGTAAGAATTTGTTGTCAGGGTCGTTTAATTTTCTACGAAAATATTTTTGTTTTTCGTCTCCCGTCAACGCAAGTATGTTAACGCCATCTTCTTTCATCCACTGCTCAATAACGACAAGTGGGATTGAGGCAACGCGCCTCAAATCCCGACTTTTAGAATATCCATTTGAGCCATCGTTTTGAGCTATTTTATTTGCATTCAAAATAGGCTCAATGTCTTGCTCTCGTTTTATGATATACTTGTCATCAGATTCATCGTGAAAGAACTCTGTCTTTACAAAATCTTCGCTCATATTATGCCTCGATTGGTACAATATTAATTTTACTTCCCGACGCTTGTTGAATATATGCAATGTGCGTAAATCCTTGAACGTGGAGAAAAATACCGTCTCCAGGGCCAACCATTATATCATTAGCCGTTGCCGCAGTTCCGGTGAGAACAGCTTTGACGTGAGCCGTTCCGTTACTTGTAATCCGTACAACTTTTGCAGTTGCGCCGGAAGCGTCGTTTGGAATAGTTGTCTCGGCGGAACTTCCGCCAGACGTGACCGTTTTCGCAACCGCTCCAACGGTAATAATTGGGTATGGATGCATTTGCAAAAACTCCTATCGACGAATTGTGATCATGCCATTTACAACAATAGCATTCGACGACGCGCCGTTAGTCTCAATTTCCAGCTTGTCATCTTCAAGAACTTCATTTGCCGCAGTTGGAACCGCACTATCAAGATCACCTGCCGCACTTGATGCAGTAGCGATTGTTACGACGCCGCCAGTCACAGCAGTGCCATTAATTTTAGCGGTCAAAACAGCATTCGCAGTGCCAATAGCTCCATTTAAAATCGTAGCGATTTTTATAATTTTGCCACCATCAGGAACAGGAATATAGACCTGACCCGCCGTTGAAACATCGTTGATTTGAAATGGAATAAAATAATCATTTAGTGTACGCATAATAATTTCCCTTCACCCCCACTAGAGGGCGTTCTGAGTGCTTAAAAAATGGGGGGCCAAAAGACCCCCCGCTTAATATTAAGAAGTAGTACAATCAGCTACCATGCCGGAAGCCTTC